ATCAGTGATACGCTTCTCCGTGTTTATCACACCTCCACGGCACCTCTTGACATCATCCTCTACCCATCTACCGCCAGTAACGCGACAACCCATCGTTGCTAGCAGTACAGCAAGCAACACAACTATACGCATTACAACCTCACTGGTGTTACTACTCCCAATAGTCCTGCGATCACATACACAACGACGAGTACGACGATCACCGTGATCAGCACATTGATGATCAGCGCAATGTTAGGTGGCAACGGCACTAGTGGCAACAACTGTTGAACAGCCCACAGTATAACGCCGAGCACGATCAACATTAGGATGATAGATACAAGCGTTCCAATCATCACACTCTCCTACTTGAGTTGTTCAAGGCGCATCTTGAGGCTTTCACATGTTTCAGCTATCGTGATGAACCTACCATCTGTAGTGTAGATGACACACTGCACTGCATCTACCACCAACTTCCCCTTCGCTTGACTAGTACTAACGATCTGCTTCGGGTTGATATAAAACGCGCGTCCATCTACTGTATGCACTATGATGTATTGCGCCGCTGCGACGACGAGAGCTTCAATCACGGAGGTGGTGGTCCTTGTTGTGCTTCTAGCATTGCTACGAACGCATCACTAAGTACCTTCGCTTGTGTTAGAAACGCTTGGAAGTTAACAGCGTTGAAGTTGTTAGGTATATTGTGTATACCATCACGCACAGCTTCAGCCGCTCCTATAGCTGCACTGATACCAGCATCTAGTCGTTCATTGGCATCAACGTGCGGCGTGATGACAGGCGGTATGAACGGATCAGGTACGTTAGGCACTGCTAACCACGCCTCATACTCAACGCGATCTGCATTGAGTGGGTCATTAGGAATAACTGCGCCATCAGCAGTGCGTACAACTTCTGGACCGTTTGTAAGTCTGTAAGCTGATACTGCCATAGCTAGAGCCTCGCACTTGCAGTAATGTTGAAGCCGTCAGCAGCACCCGTACCTGTAGCTATCATTGTGCAGTATGTCCTATATCCCTTAGTGTTCGCTTGATCCATAATAAGGTTAGATACGTTTGTGTACGTGCCACCAGCGAGCAACGTCATTGTTGGAAACGCTCGCATCTCTACTGGATGCGGGAACCACTGACCTACAACGGCACTAGCGACGTTGTAACCAAAGACGTTAGCAGTACGCTTGTAGAAGTACCGCTGACACTCTAGCAACTCAAAGGCAAACGGACGCATAAGGAACGGCGATTGCAGCGCAGTTATCACATGACTACCGGGCAACATAACAACGCCAGTTATACGAAATGCATCTGACGTTGCAGCTACAGCATTCACCTGTCCCGGTCCAGCTTGGTATGAACCTGTTAACCACGCGTTTGCTATTGGCGCTGTAAGTGTAGAGCCACTACCCATTGAGAATGTGAGAGCCATCCCTATGCCAGCATCTCTAGGCCACGCGCCATCAGGACAACCGGGGATAACAACTGTGTTCCACTGCGGAGTGTTAGAGACAGCTTGTGTATACATTGCTACATATGATCTAGTAGCATCTGGATTACTGATAGCTACAGAGTAAAGACCAGCGCGATTATGCTGTGACCAGAAGCCGATAGTTATTGGCCTCGCACTAGCATTGCCCCACTCTAAGCGCGCTATGCGGAAGCCTTCTATAAGCTGCTGTACAACAGTATAATCTACAGCACCTAACGCTGGTTGTGCTGTCGTTGTAACTACAAACAGCGAACAGTTGATACCTTGTGTTATACGTACAGAGAACGATGAACCACCTGAGAACGCCATCGTGCCTGATTTGAATATCTTCCATCCATCAGCTAAAGCAGTACCACTAACAGTACTCTGAAACTCGTATCCAAACTCCTGCACAACTTCCATCGAACCGTTGATCTGTATGCCTGAGAATGCTAGTGTCTCAAGCGGAGAGTTAGCAGCTTTAGCAGCATCGACATATTGCTTCGTAGCTGCTTGCAACGCTGTCGCTGGATCAGCAGGTAGTACCAACGGCCCTGTCATCGTGTCGCCTGCTCTAGCGACAAACGCGAACGGATCATAAGGAACCACAACCCACGCAACGCCGTCCCAACGATACTGCGGCGTACCAGCTATAGGTGTAACTGGAAACGCCTGTCCAACAGTAGGTGATGCGGGGAAGTTGAAGCTCATTACAGCCACTCCACGTTGAGATAGCTCTCACCGCCCCACGCTATGCCACCTGTAAAGCGGAATGCTAAGAGGCCAAGAACAGAACCAGCACCAACAGCTTGCATGAATGTGTTGTAGAAAGTATGAACGTGGCTGCCGCCTGTATAATAGGAAGCCTTGCTTTCGAGATTAAAGAACTGACTTGCAGTTGGTCTGACAATTGTAAGCAGCGCCTCGAATTGACACACTTGACCTGTGTTTGTAATAGCGCCTCCTATTGGCATGAAAGAAGCAGATATGCCGTTAGCAGTAGTAATAGCATTTACTGAAGCAGTGTCTTGAGCAAAACCAAAATATGAGTAGTCGCCTGCTACAGTTCTAAACACACCGGGTGTCACACTCAGCACTATACTTGGCTGTGTTGCACCACCGTTCCAAAGCATACCTGTTAAACGTGCTTGCTTTGCGCCTGCTGGTACTTGTACATCAAGTGTTTGGACGCCGACAAGTGGGAAGCGTTGATAGCGTGGTACTTCAACCCACAACGCGCCTTGACGAGCGTAGAACTTGCCGTCAGCAGGCGTATCAACATAGTCTTTACGTACAGCTTGCGTCGCAGCAGGACCAGCGGGCAACCCAAGATGCCCTGTCATTATGTCGCCGGTCTTCTTCACAAACGTCGCTGTATCTATACCGGGTATAGCTACAGCATCTACCCATTGTCGAGTATCACCGTCGAAGTAGTACACAAGCAGCATACCACGATCACTGTCCCACCACAGTGAGCCATCTTGCACTGGTGATGGTGGTGCGTCACCGATGTAGAGAGAGGGTGAAGCATCGACGTATTCTTTAGTCGCTGCATGTTTGGCATCAGTAACAGGACTAGTCAACAACACTTCAGAGAATGTAGGTATCTGTGCTGTACCTAGTCCTAAGTTGTTGCGTGATGTTGGTATGCTAACAACGTCGCTCAAGTTAGCAGCGCGTAGCATATCACCGCCACCGCTGCCAACAGGGCCAGCGTTGCCAGCGCGAACAAAGCCAACGTTGAGTGGATCGCCATTCAACAGCGCACCTGAATGTGAGATGTACATCACATTCAGCTTCAACCACGTATTGTTATCTACAATGTTGCCAGTTAGCTCGAAGATGATAAACTGCTCAGACGCGCCTACCTTACGCATCTGCAACGTGCCACGTGTCAGCGTGTTAGTGCTGTCATCCCATGTGACAATCCACGGTGATACGTCAGGATTGCCAGCTTCAGCACTCTCTGCGCTGATGTACACTTCGGTGACTAGTGCAGGATTAGCGTTGTTGAAAGCTACACGTCCCGATGTAGGATCAGCAGCTACAGTAGCAGTGTTGAATGCCCACCTAAACGCACCTTGTGCAGCGCGAGCGTCTTCAGCCCACGCCTCTGCTTCTTCAGCAGCATCTTCTGCACCATCCTCTGCGACAGCAGCATTGCTCGCTGACGACTGTGCAGCATTCGCATATCCAGCAGCAGCGTTCTTAGCATCTATTGCATCTGTCACTACTTCAGTAGCATCGAAGATAGTCTGCCACTCTGGACCGTTACCGGGGAACGTAGCACCGGCAATGTTCGGGCTAGTACAAAGGAAGTACTCATACTCATTGACAACTACAATGTCACCTATCCCATACGTAACGCCTGTAGTCCAATCACCACGGAATACAGGAACGCCGCCTAGTTGTAGCGACCAGAATGTAGGATGCAGTGTGCGATCTTCAGCGAAGGTGCCAGTCGCTGCGCTGGTGTGTTGTACTAAACACCGATAGATCAATCCATTAGTACCATCAAATACACGTTCACCAATCAAGTACTCTGTACTATTCACCCACTCGCCACGAATGCCACTTGCACCGAACTGCAAGAACATAGCGTCAAGCTGTGACCAGTTAGCATACTCAAGAGTATGCCAACGTGGTGTGTCAAAGTTGATGAGCTTGAAGCCGTAGTTAGGAGTATAACCACGAACGTTGGCTACCATGATATTGCCCACACATAATATGTGGCAATAGAGCCATCGCGTCTTTGTTGTGAAGCAGAAAGTAAGCTATCACATATACACATGTTTGTCAATAGCGTATACTGAGTATACATCACCCTCTCACCTGTAATCCGCGCTGATACAGGAACGACATACCGCTGATTGAGAGTGATTGTGTACTAGCTCCACTAATACGCGGCTTGAGTATCTTGAACCTAACAGGAACTTGCCACAGCTTCTGTTCGCGTGTTCGTCTACCAGCGCCGTAGACCTGTGCACCAGCGCCATACGCACCACTTTCATTAGGCACGAACTGTAGACTACGCGCAGGCGTCAGTTGTCCTGTTGCTGCGTTCTTATAGATGTTGTCATCAAACAGGCTAAGTGTGAATGGTGCTTCACCGTTGGCGTCGATGTGACAGAAGCGTAGCGACTTCGTGTTCTGTCTAGCACCGAAGTCACTCCAAGGTAACTCCCATTCAAAGTTGATAGGATCACCCTTGTATTCTTCCCAACTATCTGGCGCTGCGATACGTGCTGTTGGAAAGTCAGGAGCCGTTGTAGTAACATCTGCGATGCATTTGTATACTAAGCCATCGGTGTTGTCGAACACACGTTGTCCTGCTACATATGCTTGTCCACTTGTCCACGTGGCGAAGTCATACATGCCAAACCAGTCACCGTGCACCTTGCGATCTGGCGAACCGTAGCGCATCATAAAGCCGTCAGGTGTGAACAGAAAGGCACGACCTTCTACTGTACCACAGCCGCAGTTGAACCTCATGCCAACAGGTGTCTTGAAGCGTGACCACGCGAACAGCTTTAGCTGTGGCACGTAGTGATAGATGTAGCCAGTTGTACTATCGTTGACTGGTTGTATAGTTGTGTTGATGCCACCGCCACCACTATCTGCGCCTGTGATTGGTAGATCAACGCCAATGCTCATAAGCACATAGTTCTCATTCAACACACCAACGACTTGACGATTGCCGTTGATGTCTGCTGCGTTGATGGTGCCGAAGCTACTCGCACCAGCTACAATGAGATTGTCACCTATCTCTAGCTGGTGATCATCAATACGCATAATGAGTGTGCGCTTAGTGAACTCATTGCTAGCCATGTCTGTATCGAAGTAGAATGGATCGCGTGTCAGTGCACGTATGTCTGCACTATCATACTTCGGTAGATAGAAGTGCACAGTCTTGTTCTTGGCGTCATAGAAGCCGAACGTCTTCAGGCGCATTGTCTCTTTACGCAGCCTGCCGATGTGCTTCGACATCATCGTTTCGATGTAGTTAGACACACGTTCAGCTTGCACAGCGTTGCTTACTGAAGATAGCTTTGCGCTAGGTACGCCATTAAAGTCAACCATAAACACGTCGCTGCCAATCTCAACAATGGATCGCGGAGCATTGCTTCCAAAGCCGTTAAGAGTGTCCACTGGTTGTGGATCATGTGCTACTCCTGTGTCACCTACAGGTGTTTCGATGCCGTACTTCATCATCGTTGTAGCAGTCGGAGTGATGACTAGGATGGTGTCCTTGATAGTTGCGAAGCCGCGCACAGTCTGCTCTGGACTAGCGACGATCTTTGACATGTTGATGTCAACAGCATCACCGGGATCGGTTGCTGAACTAAAGACCATTGATGTGTCTTTGGCAGAGATACGAATTGATGTGAGGCGTTCTTCAATTGGTAGTAGCTCTGTATCATGTACAGTGAAGTACCTGAATGCTGCCTTACACGCATCAAACGCTGGCACGTTGATGTCACCATTCACGCCGTCTAACAGTGGAGCAACCCAATCTGTCTGCTGGAAGTCAATACGCAGCGGCTTGTCACGCCCATTGCTACAGATCAACGCACTACCGAAGATGTCCTGTGCAACCATCTCTGTGTGCGTCCATGCTATCGGTGCTAGTGGACGTGCTGCTGTAGTTGCTTGGCTCCATATACGCTGTATGTTCTTGTCACGATCAATGCGTAGTATCTCACCAACGCTAGTCCACAGAATGACGTAGTTGGCAAAGTAACGACACTCGATAGGCTCACCACCGAGTAAGTAGTTGTCGCGTGTCCATGTGATAGTGTCTGATGGACTAGTGCCTGCACTTGTCGCTCTGTTGCTTAGCACAATCTCAAAGCTGTTGGCGTTGATAACACGCCTGATACCGTGAGTGCGGTTCATCATCTCTGGCACGATACCGGCGAATGTTGTGTTCCAATCGCTGATGGTAAGGTGTTCAAAGTTTGTGCCTGTGAATGGGTGTGCTGTCCAGTTGACTACAACGATGCGCTCTGTGTTCGATGTCACGTTGGTAGTAATAGTGATGCTAGCAGTGCCAGTGCTTATCGCACCTGTCTTCAGCTTCAACCACATCTCATAGCCGTAACGCGGACCTACACGTCTGTCTGTATAAGTCACCATGTTGTCAAACACAGGTGAGAACTTACTCGTCAAGTTCTGTTCACTGTCAACAACGTTCAACCCACCGCCGAAGTCGCGGATCGTTGTATTGTTGAGCTTGCTAGTAGGTCGCGGCTGCTTAGGTCTACCAAGTGGCTTCAATGTGCGTGAGAGCATCTGTACCATTATACACCGCCGTTGGGCAACGGAGTAAAGTTTGTCATCATGTGCATACTTGATCCTGCAACTCTTATACTCAACGGAATGTTAAACTGCTGTCTGTTGAACTGGCTCAATGCATCTTGAAACAGCACACGGAACTTGTCGCTCGCACCGGGGTTCGTGCCATCGTCTTCTAATATATCCCAACATGAACCTAGCAACAGTAACTGCGTATCAATGTGTAGCTCATCGCCGTCTTCTTGAAAGTCATCTGGCTTGGTGCGATAGCTGATCCACACCTTGCCTGATGTAGTAGTCGGCAGTATCTTGAACCACTTGGCAGTGTTAGTAGCGAACTGTCGTATGCTTGGGTAGTTGATGTCACTGTCACGGGTGGTGTGCGGCGCTAGAGGTATAGGCTTGTGTGAGTTCTCAAGGAACACACTGTGTATATCTCTAAAGTCCTTGATGCGCGTAGACAGGTCAGCAGTCACTACACCTGTGCTACCATCTAGGTTGAATTGCTCTTGCCACGTTGTGTATTCAGGTATCCAATACTCTCTAAACAATAGATCGAACTTATGTTGCACAGCTAGCTGAATGCGTGGCTCAGCGTATATCTGTGCATCTAGCCCTTCAACCAGCGCAAGGCGCTGCAACACCTTCGTAACAATCTGTCCGAATGTGATCATATAAGTGACAGCCTGCACAGTGGTTGCGTACACTATGCAGGCTGCTCCCTTAGTTGACTAGTTATTGTTCACTCGTACAGGTCGTCACTCTTAACGACCTTATCACTGCCATCTTCGAAGATCATCGTTACTTGGCTATCAGGTGTACTCAACTGATAACCATCATCACCTTGACGTGATGCTCTAGTAGCTACGATCTTCTTCTCTCCAAACGTAGTTCGCAGCTTCTTCGGTTTCGCAGGTGTCTCTACATGTGCCTGCTGTGCAGTGTTTGCCGGTGGTTGATACGCCGGCTCCTTCTTCTCAGCCATTATAGCCTCCGCTGTTTGTGTTGTGTTACGCGCTAACTTGTGCGCTACCGTGTAAGTTAGAACGATCCACTACACACGTGAACCTGTACCAACGCGTACCATCCGGCGCAGCAGCCGGTGTATAGGCACCACGCGGATCACCGCTAGTGAGCGTCTGTGCAGTGACGCCAGCAAGCAATGCACCCGCAGCAGCAGTCACATCACTTGTCAGTTCGCCGCTGAGCGCGGTGTGCAGTACTTTGTAAGGCACACCGAGAATGACGCCAACACCGATACTGAATGTTGATGCTACAGGCGAGATGAGATAAGCAACATCCTTGAACATCTTCTTGCCGACGACAGGAGTAGCACCAGCAAGTGCGAATGTTTCTCTCATTCCTTGGCCGAGATAATCGTACCCAACAAGTGTAGCGTTGCCAGTAGCACCAGCAAGACCGACGACAGTGATGTTACGACCATAACGACCCATGATCGCTTCGGTCTGTACAACTGTTGGCACGACATTGCCAGCAGCAGCAAGAACGACAGCGTTAGCAAGTGCTGTGCCACTCGCTGCTACGACAGCAGGAATGTCAACAGTAGTAAGTCCATCAACACCAACGTCAGCCGCATAGCACATGTCTGCTACACGGTGATTGACGCGGCGAATGCTGGGAACAGCGACTTGTACAGCCATAGTTATTTATCCTCTTGTTTGAACACGTCTTGTTCAACTTGCTCGCCGCTCACAGCCAGCATCTTGTCAAGCAACTTGGGGTCTTTCTCAAGAAGCTGTGTAAGAACGTCGAGCGTTTGCTTCTGCTTGTTCGACAATGCAGCAGACTGTTGCTGCACTCCAACTACCGTGTCATCGCCACCTTCCATGTACAGCGGTACAAGGTTGCGATCCAACTTCAATCGCTCAAGATCACCTTGAGAGAGGAACGCGCTATCACCACGAAGTGTACGCACCATATAGCCTTCAACCTCAATCTCAGTAGGCACAACACGAAAGCCTATCTCGTCTTTCACAGTGCGATTGACTATAGTCTTTCGCTTCATAGGCTCAACCGTGTATGCAGGGATAGCCATGCTGAACGACTGTTGCGTTCGCTTGTTCTCGAAGCTGACTACTGGTGTAGGTTCGCTAGCCATAGGATGTATACTCCGTATACTAGTCGTTCACTACAGCGTGGGTGCGGTATTGCTTCCACGTAGCGAACTGACATTGCGTGATGACACGCTGTCCATAGCCGTCGATAGTCCACGGTGCAGTGAGGTCAACATTCTTCATGTTGTTGTCACCGAGGATGTGTAGACGGAGGTAGGTGTCGTTGAGGAAGTAGGCACGATCAACCGGGCAGCTTTCATCATAGATGATCGGCACGCCGTTGTGCGACACACCGTCGAAGCCCAAGTCCATCATGCGCTTGCCGCTGCTTGTGTTCGTGAGCGGAATAGTAAGCTTGCTCCTAACCGCAGCACGATACAGGCGATAGTGATTACGTCCAGCAATGATAACCTTCGGACGTTCTGTGCCTTGCTTGAGGTCAAGAAGCACATCATCGTAGGCTTCCTCGATATTCGTCGCGTTAAGAGTACCCGCGAAGTCGTAGGAAGAACTACGCCACTGCACTTCCGTAGCACGATCAACACCAGCGAGCGATCCAACGGTAGGATCATCAGGTACAAGTAGTGCAAGTCCGTTCGGATCATTGCCGCCACCTACACCGTACAGGTACATAGAGAACTTTTCCTTGATGCTCAACTCAAGAGCCTCAAGTTTACCCTGCAACAGCTTCACAGCCGCTTGCTCACCCTTGTTTTCATCTTCCTCTTGATTGGAGATGATCACAGTACCGGCGATGCGTGACCAACGGTACTCAAGCTTGATGAACTCTTGCGTCTGTACGACAGGCAAGCTGTCGTAGTAGCTGTAGCTAGTGATAGTCGGATTGCGACCTGTCAACAGCGGGTTAGTGATGTTGTAACCGCTGCTTTCATTCTCAATCCTGTCACGTGCGAAGCACCACGCCATGAGCGCGTTACTCTGCATGGCTGCGACGATGAGCTTCTTACGCGAACGCTCAATAGTCGTAGCCAGTACGTTCTGGAGTACAGGCATCGTTGTGTGTCCTATTTGCTGTTGAGTTCTGTGAACACAGCCGCTGCAATGTCCTTCCACGGAGCATTAGCGCGGAAGTCTCCACGCGAGTTAGTGTTTGTAGTCGGAACCTGACCGCCGTTAGGAGCTACACCACGCATATCGCCCGGTGTTGACCTACTCTTACCATTGCCACCGCGTTGGCGCTGCATAGCTGCTTCAATCTGCGGCTTCAGTGGTGAAGTGAAGTCAAATCCACGTCGCTCAACCCAACTACGTAGTTCATAGTAAGCTTTCTCTGGTGACAACCCATGTTGCTGCACCAGATTGCTAATCTCTACCCCATGCGTTTCAGAATGAGGGTGTGCTTGCACAAACTGCTCCATCTGCACTTGAGCGCGTTCTTCAATCTGTGCTTGCTGCTGACGTTGCTTAGTCTGCTGCTCTAACGGACCCAATCTGCGATCAAGTTCGTTAGTTATGACACGTGCGTTGATCTGTGGCACTGCATCTGTGCCAAATAGTTCCTCCATAGTGACGCCAGTAGCAAGAACACGTGCAACGATGTCACGAACAGCCATAACAGGGTTCTGTTCTGCCATAGCACGTAGCTGCAACGCCTCTTGTGCCATCTGAGGCGACAAGTTGTGCTGCTTCATCGTCGCATCAAGCTGTTGGAAGCTCTGGAAGTGCCGCTGCATGTTCCGCAGGTCGCGCGATGCTTGATTTGCAGCGTATTGAGCGCGATTTAGGTTGTATGCTAGCTGTTTCTCACGTCGCGTTGCAGCAACGATCTGTCCGTTCTTGTCAAGTAGCTCGCCCTTCGGTCCTTTACGTGGTTTGTCAGTGAAAAGCTGGTCGTCTTTGTCTTTCCCACGCGGCTGATGGCGATCTGAGCCAGTTTCCTGCTGCTCATCACCACCTTCAGCTTGCTGTTCACCCTGTTGTGGCTGCTGTGGGTCTAGTTGACCATCATCACCACCTGTATCTGTGTCCTGTTGCGGCGCTTGCTCGTCTTTGATGCCAAAGCTGTCACCAACAGCGGACATTAGGTCTTTCTCGTCAGGCATTGTAGCCTCCTTTACGCTGCTGCGCCTTGTTGCAGTTGTTGTATCATCTCTGTAGCGATGTCAGCTACGCTCTTACCGCGAGCAAGTTGCATTCCTAGCTGTTGCTTCATCTGCGGTGGCATACCGTCGATAAGTCGCGCTACTTCCTGCACTATTGAAGCGATGTCGTCAAGTTGTGGCCCACCTTGTCCACCACCTTGTTGCGGTGCACCACCACCTTGCGCCTGTGCGCGAGCTTGCATTGCTTCTTTAACCATCTCTTGACGACGATCTGCACCCTGTTGTTCACCTTGCTGCTGCTGTCCTTCTTGTTGCACTTCTTCAGGACTTGGACCTTGCACTTCCTTCATTATGCCTTTGTAGATAAGCTCCCAATCTTCCTGACTGACAACTACGTTGTCGAACGCTTGAGAGAGAACTTTAAGCGCAACAACGGCAGCAATAGGTGTTGCACGTGTAAACTGACCAATGATCTGACTAATTTGCAGTGCTTGCTCTTTCTTCGCTCTGCTAGTTGGTTTAAGCGTACTACCACCGACAACACGCGGAGTGAAAGTGCTACGGATAGCCTGAGCATCCATCTTCTCCCAATCACCAGCGAACTTGTCACCTAAGATGACAGACACTTCTTCCTTGTCCATGAACTGCATACACATCTGAGCTATAAGCCACAAGACAGTACCTACGCTGTCTTCAATCGCGTCCATCTTCTCGTCCGCACGCGTTTGGATTTGGCTCTCGTAGCTCTCAATCGCTTTATTCGTAGTGTTTGTCTTGTACTCCACACCACGTTGCACACTGGCCACTCCTGACAGTCTGTCGATTGCTTCTAGCACTGGTTTCTTGTCGAAGAACTTGATTGCCTCTGCGCTAGGTGGTAGTAAGGGTCCGAGAACGTCACCGATCTTCTTGCCTTCTGGTAGATCAACTCCGAGTGTATTAGTGTCGAGTGTACCAGCTATAAGGCTCTCCAACATCGAACCATCTTTAAGTGAGTTCTTATCATACACTACCTTGCCTGCTGCGAACTTGCGTACTTTGGCCCACTCGTTGTTGATGATGTTTATATCATCTTGTTGGTCGAGATAATATGTAACTTCACCTTTGGCGTACATGCTAATTGGGTCAGTGTGGAACTCCATAGGTACGACAGTAAAGAACTGGTCAAGTGCATATGGATCATCCCACACCCAAAGAGGATAGCTCCAGTCATTGCAGTTGTATAGCTCCACTCGTCTAGTAACTTTGTCCCATACATAGACCACCTTTGTCATCTGTGCTGCAAGGAACGAAGCTTGATCTGCATAGCCGTACTTAGAGTGTTCGCTAGTAGAGTAGCTGAACAGTTGGAAGTTGTCTGTTTGACCGCGTTCCCCTTGATCTGGTGAAACACCCGCCTTGATGACATTGCTAGGGGAGAACACACTCTCCCATTCATCAGTACCGGGCTTCTTGCGTCCGAACTTGGCACGCAACAAAGCGGTATACATGAGGTCTTCAATCATCACCCAATTACACGGACCACTTAAGTCTAGGTCAGTGCTTGTTGGATCGACGATGATCTGATCTGGTCTACGCACCTTCACCCACGGACCTGCGGGTGTGAGCATGTCAATCGTTTGCTCTAGTGCTAACAGCTTGCCTTCAATCTCTTTGATGTCCTTCTGTGACTGTGCCTTCTCTAGCTCAGTGGATAGCTTCTGCACTTCTTCTAGTGCTGCTTCACTCGACTGCTCACGCAAGGTGTAACCGACTTCAAACCAACCAATGTTAGTGAGTGACGTGCTAACGATGTTACGCTTCACTTTGCGCTTAAGATTAAGCCCCGGTGTGGTCTTCTTACTGGCGAGTGTGTTGACAAGTCGTTCGACTGTACGAGCGCGGGGTTCGTCTTCTTTGTCCTCACACGTAAACTCTGCATCTGGATTTTTGGTGAATAGTAGCGGTACGAGTGCACTGACGTTAGCGAAGACAAGGTTCTCAGTGCTGTCGAATGTCCCTGCCAGTGACTTGCCAGATGATGCATTCTCCTCACCACGTGAGGGTGTGTTGTTGCGAGTATGATCATGGCGATAGTACCTGTATGCTTCGTTCCATGCATCAACGTTCTTACTCATCGCGCTCTTACCTTGGTCGTAGCGACTACGCCACAAGGGGCCGCGATGTTTAGAGACAGGTATCTTACTCTCGCCAATCATGCGGTAGATTGGTTGATCATCTACAGCAGCAGCTTCAGGCTTCATAATGCCTTCGAAGCTAGTGAACTCACTGCTATCAGCAGCAGGCTCAGCGCGTCTGTTGTATTCCTCACCGGGTTCGTATTGCTCAGCCATAGCGGTGGCCTCTTGGATTGTCTTTCGACTTGTCACGCTCTTGCCACAGCATGTAGCTAGGTACGCGTTCGTCTGCTGGTGTTACGTACTTACCGATGTCAGGCATCTCGCTCAACAAGTAGCGCGTAGCGTCCATAGCGTGATCGTTACGGTCCATCGGTTTGTCAATACGTTCGCCTGAAGTTGATTGCTGCCAGAAGTAACCAGCACATTCGTCAGCCCACCAATCGAGCTTCGCATTGACGAACAATCGCGGCGAGCTTGCAGCACGTTGAACAGGATGAAGCAAGCGATAGTTAATGTTGAGATAGCTACCCACCTTGACGACGCCGTTGTTGATGTCATTGTTGCCCCGGCGCATGGAGATGCCATCTTCCTTGAACATGTCAGCGATGGTCTTACCCACTGTGCGCTTGTGTACTGTCTTGCGACCGAAGATGCTGGGATCGGCTTGTATCTTGTGCATCTCGTCTACTTCAACTGACCACTCGTTACGTATACGGCGTATACTTGAAATCTGTTCGTCTATCGACATCTCTTTCTTGTAGAAGCCATCACAGATGATGACGTGTTGTTCTGGTGTCACAAAGGCAAGTAGGTAGCATGACTGCTGTGCTTGACCGTAGTCGTAGCCTTCTATCCAGTTCGGCATGTAATGTGTTTCGTGATAACCGTCGAGTAGCGCCGTGATGTTCCCCTCTTGCAGCAGGTGTACGCTGTTATCGTACTGCGGGTATACCAAGCCCTCATAGGCCACCCATTTGCCAAGTAAGAAGCGGTCACGTTGTTGACCACTGTACATTGTCTCCAGAGTTTGTATGAAGTCGCCGCCTTCAGCTTCGTGGACATGACGTAGTTCATAGGTGCTGCCTTCTATGACTTCGATCAACAACTGCGGCTTACCGTTGTCATCTAACACAGGCTTGCGGTCAACGTCACGAACACAGATCAAGTCGTCGGTGATGTAGTCGCTTTGTTTGTATTGCAGCAGCGGTCGCACTAACTTTGAGTACACCCAATTGCCTGTTGGATTGCACGTGAGCATCATCCACCTAGGGCCAGTGACAGGCATAGTAACATCATCGCCAGTATAACGGGCGCGACCGCGTAGACGACCGAATAAGTCCAAGAAGTCCTTATGTGTTATCTCCGGGTCTTCCACCTGATCCACTATTACCCAATCGAACGTTGCGCTCAACAAGTTCGAAGAACTGCTCTCTGTCTTCGTCCCTTGTTGCGCTATATATCTGAAGTAGATAGTCGTGCCATTCTTTAGGTGACATATGTTGTCGCCGTTCTGGCCAACTGCGAAAGATGTGATCCAAGTAGGCGGACACCACTTCAAGAACTCCTTACGTATAGTGTCATTCAGCTTAGGATACGTCGAGCGCGATATAAGACCAGTGCAACCCGGATATAGGTCAGCAAGCTGGATGGCCTTGATAACCGCAGCAGTAGTTTTACCATTGCCAAAGCCACCGCCATATATCTGTACCTTAGCTTTGCTACGCAGGAAGCGATCCTGAAGACTACCTTCTTTCAGTAGTAGCTCAGGACGCTCCGCTACGTTGACTGTTCTAGTTCTTGCCATTGCTCTGTGTAGTTGCAGCCTTCACAGCCCACATAGCTGCTTGCTCGTAGTTGGTCTGTGCGAGTGCAGCTAGACGTGCACGTTCGTTGCCGTGTTTGTCACCTTCGTTCGACTTCTTGAAGTCTTCACACAAGTCGATCAGGTCAGCGGTGTAACGCTTGATCTTGTCAACGATGTTCTCACCGCTAGGATTGAAGCTCTCACGCACACGATATGCGCCGATGCTTCCACCTTCTTCAGCCATCTGTAACTCCTATCTGATGTTAGTCTCAGCCCAACGAGTTGTACCACCTTGCAGCGAGCGATACACTGTGCCGTCAGCGGTGTTGATGTATAGCTGCGATGAGTAAGCAGACACACCAGCAGGGAACACAGCGCCAACTGCTGTAGGCATCTCATAGCTAGGATCAACGTCACCGTAGAAGCCGTTAGCCTTGATGCCTTGTCCGTCCTTGTTCGGTACGATAGCCATCACACACCTTCTTCCTGAACAATTTGTGAAGTTATATCCTTAGCATCGACATCGACTGTCGGCATGTGCTTCGGTTGTGCTATCTCACGTATATGACGAATAACAAGCCCGCCTTCCAATGAGTGCCTGTGTTCCATGACTTGCTTGGGGGAGAAGCCACCACGGTCGAGCATGTTCATCGCAATGCGGGCTTTAGTAGCTGGGCGCGTTTCTTCGTCTTGTGTAAGGTCTTCAAGTAGATCAAGCGCAGTAGTAGACATAGCGTCGATACGCTTCTGTACACTGTCAGCTTGCATGTCGTGGATGTTGTCTTTGAGAAGTTGATCAAGCTGCGTGAATAGCTGCAAGCCTTTGATCATGTCAACTTGAGATAGCTTCAAGCCTGTGGCTTCTGCTATCTCAGCGTCGTTGATGCCTAGTGTGAAGTAGAGCCACACTACACCAGCAGTGGTTATAGCCTTGCTGTCAGCAGGTAGATCAATAAGACCACGCCGCACAACACGATTATTGCGATCACGACCTCTGATAGTAGTTGTCTTCTCGCTTTGTCTGCTAGCCTTTGTTTGCTGTGCAATAACAGCATCTGGCGACGTGCTTGGGAGCATCGCCTGACCAGTCGCGGTGTCAATGACAAGACCATTAGCAAGAGGTAGGTCAGGCATTTGCTTTCTTCTTACCGCCAGCACCAGCTTTCTTACGGAAGATGTCAGCAATCATTGCTTGACGTTCGTTGCCGGGTTTGGGTTGCTTGTTAGCTGGGATAGCTGGGCGTTGCTGTCTACCAGCTTGCATACCCTGTGGCACAGGTGCGTTAGGATTGCCAACAGCAGACTGCATCATCTGTGCAGAGATTAGATCATCAATAGGATTGCCGCCACTACTGCGAGGCATAGGAGAACTCCCGCTATTTGGAACGTTCGCTTCTTGAACTTCTGCGTCTGCGTCTTCGACAGGTACGCTTGTGTCTGGGGGTTGGGTGTCTTCTTCATCTTCGTCTGCTTCATCAGCGGCAGGAGGTGTAGTGCCACCTTGACCCTCTGTTAGTGATGCCTGTGCAGCTTCATCAGGCCAATCAGCAACCATGTCGATCAGTTGTTGCTCGTTGGTGTTCAAGCCAACGTGCTTCATCATCTCTGCAAGCAGCGCAGGGTTCTGTCCTACAACTTGCAACATCTCTGGGTTCTGATTGATGTTCTGTAGTAGAGCATCCATCTCTGGTGTGCCTGCGTATGGCAGTTCACCACCACCTTCAGCTACAGGCATATCAGAACTCCGGTTCTAACGTGTCGTCAGGTGGCATACGACCTGTTGTGTTAGGTTCATTGCCCCATATGCGATATGGATTGTTCAATGGTGCAGGAGGTGTTACTGGCGGTCGTATGTTGCCTCTCGTACTGAGGCTAGGTACTTGTGGACCGTTAGGTGCCTGCTGTTGCTCAAAGAACATCAGCATCTTGGTGATGAGGTCATCAACAGTGCGTGGATCAGCGTCAGGCCCCAAGTCCTGTGGCATAGCACTACCTACTACTTGTTAGGAGTACCCAAGAACCCACCACCGCTGTTGCCACTCTTGTCAACAGGATAGCCGCTTGTTGCTACAGTAGGTGTAGCTGGGTTAGGCATAGGTGCGAAGTAGGGTGTCATCTGCGACTGGAAGGCTTCCTTCTCTGCGATGGTAGTAGCGTGCAGAGGTACAACAGCATACGGAACGATAGGTATCTTACCGCCCATGTCCATGTGATTGTGCTGGCGCGCTTGCACCTGTGCGATGGTGTACTCAGCGTTGGCACCTACACCGTTCGCCAATGCGCGACCTATCTCACCGAAGTGTTGACCACCGTATGACGCGTTGCTACGTGCGACATTACGCATGTGTGATGTAGCTTGGTTAGTGAGTTTGTGTGGCTCACCGAATGTACCATCCCAACCACCGGCCCATGCTGGCATGATCGTTATCTCCTACTACATGTAGATGAAGTCTATTGTCGCAGTAGCACATATAGTGGAACTTGTCAAGTATACTCAGTATACATCCGGCACGAAGTGCCGGTCGGCTGGCCCTAGCTGCTACTGCAACTACACCTATGCCTGCTATCCTTGCATGTGTTTGAGATTGTGTTATACTATATCTGTCGTGGTAGTAAACTTGACGCCTATGTATGACCTCATAACAGGGGCCATATGTAGGCGTTCTTTTTATGTCATATATAGACCTAAGTACTACACACATAGCGCGTTTGGTTTTACTTATTCACATCGCTAGGGGCTTGTGTGTGTGCTCATCTCCAGTCAGCAAGCAAGTAAAGTAAGTTGCCTTTGGTTTCAAGCGGGGGACTGTCTTCCTGCACGCGCACACGCTCTAACACACCGCACACTAGACATCAGCGCACCATTGCATCGCGTGCTATACAATCGCGTAGCAGTAATGTGTGCACGATTAGCTTGGACACGCGGTGACGCCGACGCCGCTACTCCCACCCGCGTTATGCTCGGCATGAGTACAACAAGAGGCCAACCGAGTGACGGTAGCTTGTGCTCATGTAGAGTATATGCGCTGACAGTGTGCCGCCTGCTAGGTGAACAAAGCAAGTACGTGTTATGGAATATCTTGCCTAAAGAACAAAACGTGAAAACGTCGCTGATGCGTTTCTAGCGACAAGATGATGCTAGGTAGCGGGCAAATTCTAACGCATGGGTGAGGCTCCTATAGCGTTTGTGAGGCTATCAAAGTAGTACGTAAGTAGAACATGTTATGGAATATCTAGGTGTGCACGTGTGCTTGTCTGCTATACAACTTGCCCGCTATGCTGTTAAGCTGTTGATTGTGCTGCGTTATTTGTGTGCGCCTGATATACTGAGTATAGCAGCACACGCCACAAAGCATGGGCTAGAACACAATAGCTTGTGTCTGTTGTAGTAGAGTTGACGCTAGATATAGTATGCGTTGAAAGGCTTGCATGTGATTTAGTTTCTGTTATTCTGTTGACAGTGAGTGAAACGACGGTCCTGCCGAGGCGCAAGCCTTACCAGTCGCACCGACACGACGCCCGCTAGGTGATGCGCTTTGATGGACGCAAGTCCTATGCCAGCCGCACT